CTGACCGACCGCGAGAAGCAGGTCTGGGAGATGCGCAAGACGAAAAGCACGAAGGAAGTCGCGGCGATCATCGGCACGTCAGAAGCAAACGTCCGCAAGTTGTTCGAAAACGCGAGGGACAAGGTATGCTCAGATGGCTCTACTGGGTAATCGCTATCCTGACCGCGCTCATCTGGGCGGCGGTGTTGACGTTTACGAATAATGATGGGGTGGGGTGATGACCGAGCAGGAACGTGAAGAACTGATCGAGCAGATGGCGAATGCAATCTTTGCGTCCACACATTCCAACGGACGCTACACTCTCGCAAATATGGCCCGTGCCGCACTCGCAGTCGCGGAGCCGGTGATACGGGAGCAATGTGCGAGGATTGCGGAGAAATCTTTCGGCATTCAGGGGCGTTATGCCCTTCATATCGCCGCCGCTATTCGGGAGGGAGGGGAGGGCAGACATGCCCGGGGATAAGGAAAGACGAGACTTTGGGCGGCGACTTTCGGCGATGCTACTTGACAAAGAGATGAGCATGTCGGACCTCGCAAGGGCTGTCTGGGGTGAAACCAGAGTTGATAGCCGTGGATATGGCGCTGTCGTGGGCAAAGACCGCATCTCCAGCTATTGCGCCGGTAAGACGCTCCCTACTGCATTGACCGCCCGGAAGCTGGCGAAGGCGCTGGCGTGCGATGTTCGCGACCTACTGCCTAACGACACCGGGGATGGCGGCAACGAACCTGTGCGCGTTACGCTTGACGGATCAGACGCAACCAGACTCCGCGTGCGGATAGACGCGTTGCTGCCGCCGGATATCGCCATGCAAATAGGCCTGCTCGTCGCGGAAGCCGTCACGTCAGGCAATAACAAAGAGGCAGAGCGGTGAAAGACGCGTTCGGATTTGCCGCGCCCGCGCCGCTATTCTGGGAAAAGTTAAAGCCGAGGCCGCTTGTCCAGAGCCTGACGAAGCTCCTTGATCTCGTCCCGCAGCGCTTCAATCTCGTCGGTTAAATCCTTGACCCGAGCCTCGTAACCGTCAATCAGCGCCTGAAAGTGGCGGGTGATGCTGTCCATCTTCGACGCCGCCGCGTCCGCCTCCAGCTTGGTGGTCTCGGCGGCGGCTTTCTTTCTGCCCATCCAGAATCCGATCAGGCCAACGGGAGCCGACAGCGCGGCGCCGTACTCTTTCAGAGCTTCCAGAAACTCCTGCGCCTCTCGTGTCATTTAATCCATCCGCACTTCAGGGCCATGCCGACCGCGTTGTGTTCCTTGATCTGGGCGATTGTCGGCTTGGTGTCGTGCCGGCTGTAGTAGATTGCCCGCGCGGCGGTGCAGAAGTCAGTCCCTGAGAAACGGGTCTCGCTCGTCGATTGACACGCCGTCACGAACGGTAGCAGCGCGAACAGCTTCGCGAGCCGCCACGGCGATCTGGGCGTCGCGGACCTGTTCGTTGAGAGCGTCAAGTCGTTCCTGCACACGGCCTGCGTCCACCATCTTTACGGCGTATAGCCACTCGAAGATCTTGCCAGCGACCGAGAACAAGCCGCTGACAACGGAGAGGATGGCAAGGATCACCGCGTCCCGCCGGTCACGTTCCAGTCCTTGGCCGCGATCAGACCGATGGCGACCAGTGCGCCTTGGAGATCTTCCCAGTTAATCGACTTCGTCTGCCACGCATTCCATACGACCGTCATCAGCGCGAGGATTCCGGGGATCGTGGTCATCCAGTTAGTCAACATTTCGGCACTCCGTATAGTTGGGCCTTACCTGTTTGCATACCACCTTCTGGCGTAGCCGGCCAGAGTTCTCGAACCCCGCACCCTCGACCGAGCAGCCCGTGAGCAGCGCCGCGCCCCAGAGCAGCAGCGAGAACATCGTGGACCAGATCAGAAAGCGAAGAGTTTCCTGTATCATGTCTCGATCTGCACATGCGGTCCGTCGACAATCGACTTCCAGTAAAGTCCGTAGGTGATCTGGTTCGTCAACCCGAGCGCCTTGGCCGCCGGCTTGAACGCCTTCTCGACGATGGTCTTGTAGTCTTTCAAATCCCACGAGACCTTACCGCCCGGCATAGCGACGAAGTCGATGGCCTTACCGCGGAGATGGTAGCTGTTCATCGTGCGGCTCTTGCCGGTCTTGACGAGGTAACGCTGCCGCTCCTTCGTGCGCAGACCCTCGGTGATCTCAAACGGGATCGGTGAGATCTCTCTCGCCTTCTTCGCCAGCGCGATCAGGTTGGCGTCTACGCCGCGCAGGCGGCTGATGGAGGTTGCGTTGAGCTTTGTCATCGGGCCATCGCGTTTGCAGACTGAGAAAGTATCGGCATCGCCAGCGTAGGCACACCGACATTGAAAGGAACGGCAGTCGGCGCGCCGCGCATCATGGCGGCCGTGTTAGCCGCAGCCCGGCGGGCCAGAACGTTACGGACAGCTCGCCCACCCGCGCCAAGCAGCGCCGCGCTGCCGGCGCCATAAACGGCATATGGGTCGTCGCTTTTCACGCCATACGCACCTACTAAGCCTTGCGACAACAACATTGCCGGGCTACGTGTAGGCGATACCATGCTGGCAAGATTAGCGAGCGTTGACCCCTCCTCGCCGGCAGCGATACGACGAATCATGGCTTTTTCATCTGGCGTAAATTTCCGCATCCGGCCTTCATTCTTGGCCATTGAGCGGAACTGCGACTCAATATTTTCGGCGGAGCCACCAGACAGATTGGCGCGATCAATCAGATGCTCAATCTCGGCGCTCTTGGACATCATGCGGTAATCTTTTATGCCGGACATGAGAGCGTCGGCGGCTTCTCTTCCGGCACCGGACATACGCGCCGCGACATTTGTATTCCGATCATTAGTGACAAATTCGTCGAGTTTGTCTGTCAGAATGCCGGCCATACGACGCACATCTTTTTCTGAATCTCCGCGCAGCACACCAAGCATTTGCCGGGCGTTATGCAGGCTCTCCATCGTGAGAGGCTGGCTACCTAGATCTTTCAGCGCGTCAACGGCGACTTTTACATCGGCAAATTTACTGAACCGAGGATCATAACCCTTGAGGTTAGCCTCGATATCATTTGCAAATGTCTGATATTTAGCTGGGTCATACTGCACACCCATCGATGTGGCGCGCTCAAACGACTCGGCCGCGCGCTCACCAAGCGCCGCCGTTGTTGGCGGTTTGCCGAGAGCGCCCATGACACCGCGTTGACCAGCCGCCAACGCCGACTCAGCGCCGCGCTGTAACCCAGCCGCGCCGCGAGCGCCTGCCAGACCGCCGCCAACACTGAGCGCGAGCAGCGCGCGAGGGTCTTCAATTCCCACTTGCTCAGCACGAACGGGAGCAGCGGCCGCGCCCGCACCTGCGCCAGCCTGCACCAGCGGACGTTCTGCCATCGTAGCCAGCACATTACGCGCCATGCCGGGTGCCGCGCGTCGCGCCAGCACATTAGCCGCGCCTGCGCCGGTCAGCGCGCCCGCGCCGCCCTCGGCCGCAGCGGCCAGCAGCTCTTCGGCCTCCGTGCGCGGGCGGAACGACTCGGGCGTCAAATAGCCGCGCACGAGTTCAGACGGCGTCCGAACCTGAGACGTGCCAAGTTTTGGAGCGGCTAAATTGTAGAGTGACGTCGCCAGATCCGCAGCACCCAACCCCCCGGCGACCAAAGCCGCGCCGGCCGGCCCACCGACGAGTCCGCCAAGCCCGGCAGCGGCCGCCATCGGCGCGACAGCGCCGCCAGCAACTTCCGCCGCGCGTCCGGCCGTCAGACCCTCAGAAGGCTGGCGCATCATGCCAACCCGTTCCATAAGGTCTTCTTGCGTAATACCTTCGGGAACGTTGCGGATAATGGTTCCGTCAGGAAGTCGAACGTCCATTAGCGCCTCTTGGGAAGTTGGCTAAAGTCAATCACACGCGGCGCAGTCTCAACGGCCAGGGCTTCCGGCGCTGCTGCCGGACCGGCAATCTTGCCTGACCCATACCGCGTCGAGATATCCGCCAGAATGTTGCGGACAGATTCGATGGACTGTGTTGGGTCTGACAACGTCTCCAACATGTTTTTCAACTCAAAATTGGAGTTGATTTCTTGCGCGCTCATGCCGGTCGCTTTTTTAATATCATTCAGCAACGCGCGAGTGAGTGTTTTTAGTTCGTTACGGCGAGACTGCGCAGGTGTAGCGCGCGCCTTCTCGGCTTCTTGGCCGATAGACGTGCCTCGGAAGTATGCATCAACGTTCTCGAGCGCCCCGCGTCTCTCGCTCGGAATTTCAGCCATCTTGTCGAGTTCGCCGTAAAGCGATTCCATGCGGCCAAGCGTGCGCTCTACATCCGTCTGTCCTTTGATGACGGTCTTTGTCCCGGTAGTAACGGGCTGCCCCGAGCCACGTATGATCTGTGCCTCGCTCATGCGCCGTTCAGCGTTTACGCCTTTATTGTCGCTGGCTAATCCCTCGACAGACTTGGCTATAGCCGCCGTATCACCGCTGCGAACCGCCTTAACTACTGCGTCGGGAAGACTACCGTAGTTATACGCGACGGACGCCAGCGCGCCTTGAACGTTGGCTGGCAACCGACTCCAGTTTTCTACGCCTGTTTGCTCGGCTGCGCGAGGGATAAACTCGGTGCGAACGCGACGGGAAAGATCTCTCTCGGCGTCTTCCTGGGTGACTTTCGCGCCGGGAACAACCGGCTGCACTCTACCTTCCGGCGTTGTGATCGTGCTACTGCCATAGCCAACACGATTGGCGTTGACATCGAAGTAGGGCTCTGCACGAAAATCCTCAAACCGCCTGAGCAGTCCTTCAGCGACATCCGCGCCCGTTGCGCCTTGCGCAGGCTCAATTACCGCAGGGCGAAGACCGCCGCCGGCTGTCTCAACATAAGTTTCGCCGCCTACTTCACGATACCTTGGGCGCGCCAATTCAGCCGCTTTCTCAGGCGACAAAATACCCATCTTCCACTCGGGCGTGTATTTGACGCCCTTCCACGACTCGGCCAAGGCGGGGAAGCCCGCCTCAACGGCATAGGGCACGAAGCGGTCAAGATCAGCCTGAGAGTTAACGCCCAGCTCAAACACGCGCTTCACTTCATCCAGCTTCTTCAACCGAACATCTCGTTCAGCAACTTCCGCCTGTCTAGCTTCCCGCGCTGCGGCCATCTGCGCCTGCAAGTCCTGATACTGCCCGCGCTGCGCCAAAGCGTTCATCTGCGCGCGCTGATACTGAAGCTGCTGCATTTGCGCCAAAGCGTTGACCGGATCAAATCCGGCTTCGGCCTGCGGCACCATGGAGGCTATGTCATAGCGAATCGGCATTGATCAAACCTCAATAACGAGCAAACGGGTTTAAGTCTTGCTGATATGCCGCGGCAGGGTATGCAGGCGCTGTTGTTTGTGGCTGCCCATACATCTGGCTATACAGCGCGCCCGCCATTGCGTTGCGCCCGATCCCGCCCAGCGCGCCCTGTAAGGCAGACTGGCCGCCCATATAGCTGGAGGCGCGGGCCTGACCGGCCTGCTCAATCCCTTGACCAAGCGCCTGACCGGCCCCGAGCATGGTGTTGGCGATGTTGGTTCCGGTCTGCGTGCCGATCTGGCCAGCCTGTATAGCCGCAGACGATCCGGGGGCCGCAAGACCCTGCAACGCCTGAAGCTGCAACTGACGCTGCTGAAGAAAGCGGTTATAGGCGTTGCCGTATTCCTGGCTGCCAGCCTCTTGCCCATAGCGCGTCAGCGCCTTGCCCGTGCCACCGCTTAGCAGACCGCCGCGCGCAGCCGCGCTGCTCTCCAACGCTCGCTGGCCTTCGCGGAAGCGGAAGTCGTAGCCGGGGTCGGCCTGATAGTCCGCCATGCTGAACGGCTGCGCGTAGGATCCGTAGCCAGCAGCGGCCTGATTGCCGCCGATGCCGTAAAGCTCCTGCATCCGGTTGGTCGCCGCGACGCCGCCCAGCCGGAACGGCTCCATGCGGGCGACTGACTCTTCGTACATCTTCTGCTGCTGCTGGCGCGCTGCTTCAGCCTGCTGAGCCTGTATTAGCGCCGACATCATCGACGCCTGCGACTGGGCCTGTCCGGCCTGTCGGGCAGCGCCCGCGCCCATGATGCCGCTGATGCCGCTGGCTGCTGCGCCGCCGAGTGCTGCGATTGTAAAAGGGTCCATTACTGCCTCACGTATAGAGAATGTTGACGGTGCCGCCATCAAACGTATTGGCGCCCGTCCGAGTGATTCTGATCTGGGTCAGCGTAGCGGTAAGATCGGCTTTGCCTGCGCCTACAGTCAGATTGCCACCCAAGTATGTAATTGTTCCTGTGTGGCTGCTCGTAAACTTGTTGGTGGTTATCTGACCTAGCGTCATTGTGCCGGTAAAAAAGTTCGTACTGGCATTGACGCCTATCAGCAACCCGGTTGTAGAGGCGTTGCCGCCAACGCCGATCACCAGACTGGTAGAGTTATAGGTGGTCGTTCCATAAGCGGGAGATCCGCTGGTGCCGGTCCCTAGTTGTACAAGAAGATTATCCGTTCCACTCAGACTGACATCAGTAAAACAAATGGTTATGAACTTTACCCAAGACGGAATATCATTGAAATCAATGGCGGTCCCGCTGGTAGAGGCCTGAACGGTTGCAGCGGTCATTGGTCTGGCCGACGCGGCTACAAGACTATCTTTTAACAACACGCCGTCAATTGTGACGCCTGTCGCGGAAGTCAATTCAGAGATCGTGTCAGTCTTGACCGACACAGACGCCGCAATATCGCCGAGAACGTCCAATTCAACACCCGCCGATGGCGTTTTGCCAATACCAACTTCGCCGGTATCTGCGATATGGACGCGTTTGACGCTGTCGGTCGTAAACGTCAGCGCTCGCGCACCATCGGCGGCCAGATCGGTCAGTGACGCGCCGGGCGTAATTTTGGCGTAAAGAACGCCACCTGAGGATGTCATAGCGATATTGCCGCCCGACACGTCCAGAGATTCGGACGGTGAGATCGTTCCGATACCGACTTTGCCCGTGTTATCAATGACGGTCGAAGTAGAATCCGGGTCCGCGCTGTCCTGCACGCGGAGCGCGTAACCTGTGCCGGTTTGCGTGATTTTTAGCGCCGGGCTTGACGAGTTGGTGTCTATCGTCACGTTGCCGGACAGCGCCGGAGACACGCCGGAAGTCGGCGCGGAAATGTTGTCTACGGTCCAGATCTCAACATCGTTGGAATCGGCCAGCTTGAACTTGTAGGTCGCACCGCCAAGCCAGATGTTGGCCTCGCCCCGGCTGTCCAGAATGACAGGGTTTTGGTTGGGGGTGCCGCCCGAACTATCGGTGTAGGTCGCTTGATCCGTCGTCGTCCCGGCAATATAGGTATAAAGCCTTCCGCCGACCAGCGGCGCGCCGTCAGCGGCAAAAAACTGCATTTTGGCGGTAGGAGTAAGAGCTGCCATTTATCCACCTACACAACTGGTTACGGTCAGTATGACCGAAGGAATAGCCGGGACCGGAGCCGACGCCGCCACATAAGGAATCTGGACGCTTGTGCTGTTGGCCGAATACACCAGCTCGAAATAGTCACCCGCCTGAAGGTTTAGCACAAAATTCCACGCGGCGACAGCAGCGTAGCCCGATCCGCCGTTCAGCGATACCTGAGTTGCCGAGTCGTCCACATTGACGCCATTCACGCGGGGCCAGATATATACATCGTGCTTGCCGCCACCCGTCTGCGCGATCTGCGCTGAGAACTGAAAGTTATACGTAGCCGTATTGTCTACATATATGCGGGACGTTGGTGTGCCAACATAAACGCCATAGACCAGATCCGAGCCATCGGCGCGGGTGAACGTGTTATTGAACGTAAACGTGTATGCCGTATTGATGACCGCGACAGTGAAGGTCGTCGTGCTGTAGAACGATCCGTAACGCCGCCCGGCTTCGACGGCTATATACATATTGTAGAACCACCGATACCAGGGCCGCGAGACGAAATTCGATAGCGTATCCCAGAGTTGGACACGCGCCGCCGGTATGAGGGTGTTGTTGGCTACGTCAGGCATTGGTCGGGCTCAGAATGAGTTCAGCGCCCATAATGGCGATTTTGACCGGATCGGTCCCTGACACCTCATATACACGGTCGCGGATCTTGGTCGTCATGCCCAACCGCCGCCAGATGACGCGTTTGCCATATTGACCGATCTGGCCCATAGATTTCCAATGTTCGTTCGACCACGTATGGCCGCCATCATCCGACCAGCGCAGCATTACCTGTGGATCGGAACCTTGTCCGGTTGAAAGCCCGACACCGGATTCACAGTCTAGCTGAAGACTATGTTGCGTTGTGCGTTTTAGATCGTTCTGGCCCGTTGGCAGCGCCCGCCATGACCGCAACCATTTCTGGATTGTGTCGGCCTCTGCGTAGACATTCATATCATAGGCATAGAGCGTTCCGGCAACATAATCGCCGATAACAATCTCGTCAGCAAAATTCATTTGATTTTGCCCGCGATGGCGGGTGAAAGCGTTATTTTCCCATCCAGCGCGCTCATGCCATACGCCGGTCGAGACATCGTAAACCCATGTCGTATTGGCGGTCGGGAAGTTAAGGACGTAGAAGGCGTGGCCGTCCTGCTGGTAGGTATAGGCCACCGCGTCGGCCAGCGTCGTGTATTGCTGGATCTGCCACTCGACGGCGTGGGTTGAGATACGCTCGCCGGAGTAACCCTTGGAGCGATAGACGATACCGTTACCGCGCGCGTCCTTACCGAGCCAAAACAGGCCGTTGTCCAGCTTGGCGACGGAGTAGGGGGCTTGACAGCCGATCTCGTTGAACGCGCCCTGAATACGGGCAAGCGGAAAGTCCGGCAGCCCGGCGTTATACCAGACCTCGACCGATGTTTGCCCGAACAGCCAGACCTCGCGATGGTCGACGATCAGCGTGACCAGATTGTCGGGCGAACCTTCGGCGCTGGCAAAGTCCAGCGGGTCTACAGACGTGCCGTCGTAAAGCGTGGTCACCCAGAACTTCTGGCTGTTCGGCTGGTTGTAGACGAAATAACCATCGATGAACCCGACGCCGACTGCGCCGTAAAAATCCGGGTCTGTGATCTGTGCAAAGACATCCGTGCCGGCGTTGTAGATGTAACCGTTCGCGCCCGCTGCGATGAATAGCTGCGTGCCGTTGTCAACCATATTGACTGGATCTACGCCGGCTACGTTCCCTTTATCCGTGTACGCCCAGTTAGAGTCGATCCTGTAGAGCCGCGTTCCAGACACCGCGTAGGCGTAATCCCCAAACGTCCAAAGACCCCGCACCGGCCCTGTCGGCAACTGCACAAGCTGACGAAGCCCCGGCGCGCGTTGGAGGAACGCCGGCTGTTTGCCACCGTCCGGAACGATCTCGGGGAAGAGATTCACCATTCTGTTGTCCGCAGCGTTGACGCTGCGGGCTCGGTAACTGGAGCCAAGGATAGGCGTCTGCATCAATAGTTCCCGGCAAAGATATTATAGCGCTGACGAGTCCCCACGATGCTGTAGGGCAGCGCCATAATATCATCAGGGTTGTTAATGCGCTTCAGATTGCGCTTGCTATACATGGCGATGCGCTGCACCTGCGCCGACGGTTCGACGCCAAACTCCGGCGCAATTTCGCAGGCCAGATTGTAGCGGAACGCCCGCAGGTAGCCGGGCGGAAACGACAGCGTCGTCGCCAGCGTCGCGGGATTGGTCAGCTCCTCGACCGAAATGATATGCCATTCCAGCGCGCGCAGAGGCACCGGATAGACATACATCTCGATGTCGGGGAACGTCATATTGATCCAGACCACCTGTGGATAGGTGCTGGTCACAGTCTTGACAGCGATGCCGTCATACTGCTGCTGGTTGATGATCTTGATGCCGTAGGAGACGTTGGTCTGCGGATCGCGGAAGTAGGTCGCATCGTCTACCAGAATCGGGCGGTTGCCGACGAAGTCACCTGTCGGTCCCAGCGTCCTTGATCTCTGGCTCGACGGCCATGTGAACACCTGATCCTGTGTCGAAAACACTGACAGGCGTTCCGTGTTCCAACTGTCCAGCATCTGATTGAGTGCGAACAGCGCGTCCTGAGACGTTTCCGCTGAGGGCGTTTCGCCTTCCGCGAGGACGCCCAGAAGCCGCAACGCTCCGTTGATCTGCTCGCCCGCTGTCGTCATCAGGTTCAAACCTTTCCCAGCCGTTCTGTTCGTCGTAGTCGGCTTCGAGATCCATACATGCAATCTTCACCCCGTGCCTGGGGTGACGAAGGTAAATTACAGCCATTTTTCACCTATGGTAAGGGCCAGCCGGCCCGTAGGCCGGCTGTGGGGTTAAATTAAGACGCTACGAGCGGAACCGAGAACCAGTCCGTCGTGTCATAAGCTACAAACAGGCACGCCGTCTTGGCAGCCATGCTGAACGCCGTCGAGCCAGCAACGCCGTTGATCTTGGCGCTAC